CACTATTAATAAAATTTTGGATTTATATGACTAACAATTATGAATCAATTGCTCTTGCTACTTCAAAAGAAGTTTTGGATGAAAGTAATGAGTTTATGTTTAAAGTGCTGCAAGAAGCAAATCGTTGGACTGATAGTGAAACTGAACTCGCACAAGGACGATCAGATTTTCAGATTGAGAAGTTTATTATTCACGACAACTTCACAATCCCATCAGCATTTAAATCAGCATTAATTAATCGTAAGAGTGTTGCAGAAGGTCTTCTTCAGCAGATCATTGATGCAAAGAAAGCAACCAGAGAGTTTCATTATAAGTGGGATGGTAAAGATAAGACGCAACCAATTTGGTGGAAGACTCATCAAGGTGGAGAGGAATTAATTTGGTATGATATTGATGAGTTTCATTTCAATCGTATGCTTGAAGGATTGAATCGTGGATTTAAAGCTTGTGTAGAAGAACTTGAGTGTTTTGATAAATTGATCAATCGTTTGATTGAATTGAATGGTGGTGAGTTGATTTCAAGAGAACAGTATAACGAAGATCAACCTAATTATTGGGAAAGAAGACTTGCTAACCAGTCTCTTGATGATCTTCTTTCTGCAAAAACTGGAGTCAATCCGGGTAATATTCGTTCAATGAGAAGGGCAAGTGCTCCTACGGTTCTTACTGATGATGTCAATCGTACAAAGGGTGATTTTGGTGATCCCAGTAATCCATTAGACTTCTTGACTAAACTTCAAGAGCAGGTTGCATCTGGTATTGGAGAAATTACTGGAATGGAACAGAGACTTTTAAAGTCTATGAATATTGAAGAACCAAAGCAATTTACAGAATCTTTATTTAATCAAGATCTTAAACTAGAGTAATACTAAAATGGGATTATTTAAACCATTTATTGGAGATGTATTTGGTCTAAGTCGTATCTATGACTTACAAGTTGAAAATATTGAAAATAAAAATTTTGCATCTTGGCCAGAATATGGTAAGTATGGTTACTTTGGTGGAGGTGTTAATGCATCAATAGGAAGACTTGATTACTCTACAGAAACTTCTACTTTTGCATTGGGTTCTTTTGCTCAACAAAGAAGTGGTCCAGCATCAATCTTTAGTAATTCTTATGCCTATTTTGGTGGTGGTCAGACTACTGGCGCTGCATATGTTAGCACCATCACAAGACTTGATTTCTCAAATGAAACCGTAAGTGATCCAGGAAAGAATTTGCCTACAACAGCAAGGGAAAGTGAAGGAGTCTCTGCTAATTTTTATGGTTATTTTGGTGGTGGTAATAATGGATCAAATATTAGTACCATTTCACGACTTGATTTCTCAAATGAAGTTGTAAGTAATCCAGGAAATAATTTTGTTACGGCAATATCAGGGATGGCAGGAGTCTCTAATAATTCTTATGGTTACTTTGCTGGTGGGGGTCCTCCAGCAGTTTCCACCATCACAAGACTTGATTTTTCTAATGAAACAGTAAGTGATCCAGGAAAGAATTTACCTGGTACTGCAAGAAAAAAATGTGCCTCAGTATTTAATAATTCTTATGGTTACTTTGCTGGTGGAGATTATACAACATTCAGTGCAGTTGAATGTTTAATATCAAGACTTGATTTCTCTAATGAAACCTTAAGTAATCCAGGAAAGAATTTGCCTAGGAATAGAACAAATGCATCGGGAGTTTCTAATAATTCTTATGGTTACTTTGGCGGTGGTTATAGTGCTAGTCCACCTGGAGCATTACTTCAAAAAATTGATTATTCTACAGAAGTACTTACAACCATAGCAGATTTAAGTAAGTCTGACAATAATATGGCAACAGGAGTCTCAGGAGGTGCATCAGTACTCAGACCCAACAAGACTTATGGTTACTTTGCTGGCGGATTTTCTCCAGGATACGTCTGTACCATCACGAGACTTGATTTCTCTAATGAAACTGTAAGTGATCCAGGAAAGAATTTGCCTACAGGAATGTATTCTGTATCTGGAGTCTCTAATAATTCTTATGGTTACCTTGCTGGAGGATATAGAGCTGGAAACTATTGTACCATCATAAGACTTGATTTCTCAAATGAAGTTGTAAGTGATCCAACAAAGAATTTTTCTGTAGGAAGATCTTATGTAGCAGGAGTCTTCAATAATTCTTATGCTTATTTTGGTGGTGGGTATATTGCTCCTTCTACAAGAATCTGTACTATCACAAGACTTGATTTCTCTAATGAAACCGTAAGTGATCCGACAAAGAATTTTCCTACATCAAGGTCTTCTGCGGCAAGAATTTTTAATAATTCTTATGGTTACTTTGGTGGAGGATATCTTACTCCAACAACATATACTTGTACCATCACAAGACTTGATTTCTCTAATGAAACCGTAAGTGATCCGACAAAGAATTTTCCTACAACAAGATATGGTGTAGCAGGAGTCTCTAATAATTCTTATGGTTACTTTGGTGGTGGTTATGATGCGCCAAATATCTGTACCATCACAAGACTTGATTTCTCAAATGAAACACTAAGTCTTCCTGCAAATAATTTACCTGTAGCAAGAAGAGAATCTGGCGTAGTATCTAATAATTCCTATGGTTACTTCGGTGGTGGTAGAGTGCCAACAATCAACACCATCACAAGACTTGATTTTTCTAATGAAACCGTAAGTGATCCGACAAAGAATTTTCCTACAACAAGATATGGTGTAGCAGGACTCACAAACTCAAACTAAATATTTTAAAATTAGATTATAATTTATATGAACGATTTATTATCAAATGTTTTGATACAACCAAAGGTAATTACAAAACCTGGAATTGATTTTTTATTGAATCATATGAAGAACTCTCATCAAGAACAAATGGGAGTTTTTGATCCTGACGCAACAAATGAAACTCAAGAAAGACAATCTAAAATTGATTTAACTGCAAGAAATGTAAAGTGTGCGGATACATTACCAGTCTTTCCACAAGTCAAAGAACTTCTGGATAATATAGTAGAGAATGTAATCAATCCTTTTTATGGATTTAAGATTCGTGATAGTGAAGAACCACAACTACTGTGTTATGAACCTGGAGGACACTACAAACCTCACGTAGATGGAGAAGGTTTATGGACGAATCCAGATGGAACTCAGGTACATAAAAAAACCATAGACAGAGATTTGTCTACGGTTCTTTTTTTGAATGATGATTTTGAAGGTGGTTGTTTTACCTTTCCAGATTTAAGAGTTACAATTCGTCCAGAACCAGGACTCTTGATTTGTTTTCCTTCATCCAGATGGTATAGGCACGGCGTAGAACCAGTAATCTCAGGACACCGATATACTCTGGTAACTTGGATGAGAGTTCAAGGATTTGAAACAAAGGAAGAGCAAGATAGAAAGATTGAAGAAAAATACGGAATCAAAGTTCCTTAATATTTTACTTTTGAGTCAATAGATCATAACATTTTTGATTTTTATCAAAGGCATATTCTGCATACTTTCCATTCTTACGAACATAATGTAAGAACAGTTGCATATGCCTTTCTTCTTCTCTACATCTTAACGGTGCTCTCCAGTGAGGAACATCAATACCAGAATAAACTAATCCACAACCGACTGGTGTAGAAACTTTTTGTTTATTTCCTTCCAGATCTTGTAGTTGAATCGGCCAATCAATTGAACTATCAATATTCATTGTAACGGATATCTCACAAGATGGTCTATCCGTATGACGAACCATATATCCTTTATTATGATAAGTTGTGGTGAACCAATATGATGGAATAAGTTCTTCTCCAACAATTTCTTCTAAAATTGGAAGAACTCTTTTAATAACAAATGTTGAAGATGGTGGTGCATAACAAGTTAAAACTCTTCCTCTTTCAGGATCGTGGTGCCCTTTAAGATTTCCAAGATCTCCCATTGCTCCCAACAAATTTTGATACTTAATTTGTATTGCTTCCGTCTTTGTTATGATGTTAGGTAAGTAATGCCAACCCTTTTGAAGGAATTCCGAAGTCATAATAAGATTTGATACGTTGACTTTTAACAATCTATATATTATAATAAAACAATATTAAATTTTTAATATGATTCAGGGTGGTTTCTTTTCGCAAGCAAATACTTCTTCTAATCAATTGAGGAGTAAGAGATTTTATTTTATGGCAGGCCTTCCAAGATCTGGAAGTACTTTACTATCTTCAATTTTGAATCAGAATCCAATATTTTATTCTGGTCCATCAAGTCCCGTTCTTTCCACAATGTATTCGGTAGAAAATCATTTAATGAATGATGAATTGTATCATGGATATCCGAAACCAGAACAGGCGCATCAAATTATTTCCAATATCATTCGCCAGTTTTATGCTGATGTGGATAATGAAGTAATCATTGATAAGAATCGTGCTTGGACTGCACGAGTACCTTATATTGAAGGATATATTGGACAACAGGCAAAAATTATCTGCCCTGTTCGTGATATTGATGAGATCTTGACATCAATGATTATGATGATTCGTAGAAATCCCTATAAAGAAGGAAATCCAAGAATAAATTTTATTGACGAACAACTTGTCAAATTGAATATTCCTTTGAATGATGATAATCGTTGTGAATATATTGCTGGCCCAGAGGGAATTTTGGGTCAATCACTAAATGCAATTATGGAAGGATTTAATCAGGAATTTGGTGATAGAATGCATTTTATTGAGTATCGGGATCTTGTTAAAAAACCAGAGGAAACTCTCAATAAATTATATAAGTTTCTTGGTGAAGAATATTATGAGCACGATTTTAAAAACTTAGAAAATCAAAATCGTGAGCAAGATATGAATACCTATGGACTTGCAGATATGCATGAAGTTCGCAAAGAACTTAAGAGTACCGCACCAAAACCAATTGATATTCTTTCACCTTATGTTTTAGAAAAATGTGATGGAATGGATATTTGGAGACCGCAAATGACTCAGGTTTCTATTCCTAAATATATTGATTCTAAACCAAATCAAATCAAAATTATAAATTAAAAGGAAGTAAATAAAATGGCGATCACACATACTTGGTCAATTAGAGAACTTGTACAACTGAATGATAATAGCGGAATTGTTGTTCGTGTTGGTTATGGTGTTGACAGTACCGATGGAAATGTATCTACACAATCTAATGGTAGTGTTGAGTTGGAAACAGAGAACATTGAAAACTTTATTTCTTATGAAAATTTGAGCGAAGAAACTGTTCTTGATTGGGTAAAAGAAAAACTTGGTGAAAATCTTGGCAATCATGAAGTTAACAATGCTTCTTGGATTGATTCCGTTGTAAATCCACCTGCACCTAGAACTGTTAATTCACCACTTCCTTGGTAATCATTGAGACTTTATAATGAAAGAAAAGTATAGCATTTTCCACGTTCAAGGTGGATTGGGAAAGCATATTGCAGCATCTGCAGTAGCAAAATGTATCAAGAATAATCATCCAAGCAGAAAACTGATTGTAGTTTCTGTTTATACTGATGTTTTTATGAATCTTCCATTCGTGGATAGAGTGTATCAATTAAACAATACCAATTATTTCTATCAAAATTATATTGAAAATCAAGACTCATTGATTTTTCATAATGAACCTTATTTTACAACTGATCATATTCATAAAAAACTTCCACTCATTCAAACTTGGTGCAAGATGTATGGATTGGATTATAATGGTGAAACTCCAGAATTAATTTTTAATCCATTACAAAAGAAACTTTCTAAAGAAGTTTGGGTAAAGGATAAAAAACCGACGATGATAATTCACACTAATGGTGGATTAATCACTTCTGATGCAAAACCTTATATGTGGGCAAGAGATATGCCTTTTGATATTGCACAACAGATTGTTGATAAGTATCATAAGAAATATACAATTTATCAGGCAACGAAGATGAACTCTCCGAAACTGATAAATGCAATTCCAATTCAATTTGATGAAGAAACACAACTTTCTACATTAGAATTTTTGAGTTTAATTGTTCATAGTGATAAAAGAGTATTAATTGATAGTTGTTTGCAACACGCAGCAGTAGCACTTAAACTTCCTTCTGTTGTTTTGTGGAATGGTACAAGTCCAAAAGTATTTGGATATGATATGCACACAAATATTGAAACTGTGAAACCTCATAATTTTAAGTTGCCGGGTTCTTATTTGTTTGACTTTGATTTTAATGGGTCTGAACATGAATATCCATTTAATGAGAATGAAGATTTATTCAATATTGATAAAATCTTTGAATCTATTGAAAATACCTGACTTGACAATTAAATCAAAATCCCTTATAATATCAAGGTCTTCAACATCCTTGTATCTTTGGGAATGAAGATCCTTTCTGTGGTGAGAAAGGTTTGTTGGTGGTATAATAAGAGGAGAGAAATCTCCTCTTTTTTTCTTGTATAAATTATATTAAACTACAAAAAATTATGAATTTTACAATTTATTCGAAAGAAGATTGCCCCTATTGTTACAAAGTTAAACAAGTCTTAGAGTTGACAGGAAATAACTTTGTAGTTTATAATTTGGGTGAAGATTTTACCAAAGAAGAATTCTATTCTGAATTTGGTGAAGGATCTACATTTCCCCAAGTCCTTTGTGATGATAAGAAACTTGGTGGATGTACTGATACTGTTAAGTTTTTAAAAGAGAAGCAAATTGTCTGATAAGAACCTAAATAACTCTGAAAACCACGGTATAAATCGTGGTATCGAACTCATTCTCACGGGAGGAAAGAGAAAAAAGACTTATCCGCTTCATATTATTTTTGAAAAGATGGTTTATTTTCTGAATAAAGAAATCACCATCTATTTTGAATTTTCCTTTAAGATGAGGAAACATACCAAATTCCCGGAGAAAAAAAATGTTAGCAGTTAGTCTAGTCTTAGGTTCATTTCTAACCGTTTTGTTTCTAATAGTGGGCCTCATCGGTGGATGGGTTGCCAGAGAATATATGATGAATTATCGTGAGATTCCAAGACCACATCCAGAAATGTTCGATTCTCAGGGAAATCTGATTCCTGATGAAGTAATTGCATTTAGATTTGAAAGTGATTTTGGATATGACGATGAAGATGATGAAGAATAATTTGTACATTTAGTAAAAATTTTTGATATGACCGTAACAAAAACTAAAGCAACAACTAAAAAGGCAGAAACAATATCTGAGGATCTTCCTTCCAATCCATTTTCTTTTGAAGTTCTGAATCTTGTATCAAAGCAACGTTCAAATACAAAAAAAGTAGAATTACTTAAAAAATATGCACATCCTTCTTTGAAGACTATTTTTATTTGGAATTTTGATGAGAGTATTATCTCTGTTCTTCCTGAAGGTGAAGTTCCTTATGCTGCAACAAGCGAGCAAAATTCTTTCAGTGGTACACTGTCTGAAAAAATTAATGACGCAGTTGGTAAAATGGATGAACTTGGAACTAATTCGTTAGGTTCTCAAGATCAAGGAAGATCTTCAATTCGTAAAGAATACCAGAAATTTTATAATTTTGTAAAAGGTGGTAATGATAGTTTAAGTTCTCTTCGTAGAGAGAGCATGTTTATCAATATTCTTCAAGGTCTTCATCCACTAGAAGCAGAAATTCTGTGTCTTGTCAAGGATAAAAAACTTGCAACAAAGTATAAAATTACAAAAGAAATTGTTTCTGAAGCATATCCTGATATTCAATGGGGAAATCGTGGATAAATTTAATTTTTAATTATGAGGAAATAAGATTGGAAAATACAACTAAAGATAACACAATGGCAACAGAACAAGAAAAAGAACATCTTAAAGAAACTGTAAAAGAAGTTTGGTCTAATCAAGAAAGAGAAACTTCTAGATCTCTTTATGGATGTGAAATTTTGCAACAAAAGTGTATAAGACAAGATGCAAAAAATAAACAACTACCTACAGATTCATATCTAGTTACTTATGTGGTTGATGATAATATATTTCATGATATTATTAGAACTGGTAAAAGATCTAATATTTTTGATATGTATTATGATAAATTTGGCAATTGCCTTAAATCTATTGAATGGACTGAGGGTAGTGTAAATCCTAGACTTTGGGGATATAAACCACCTCAACCTAAGAAAAGAAAATGATTTTAAAAGTACTGGAAGATATTTTCAGTACTTTTTTATTTCTGTGGGATTTTATAAATAACTAAAAAGTAATAGAAGAAAGATGAAGTCTTTTAGTAAGTTTTTGGAAGAATCATATTTAAGTGAAGGCGTATCTCCTAGTGACAGACAAAGATCTCCTAAGGAGCAAGCAGTATGGGATGAAATTAATAAAAAAGAAGCAGAAAAGGCGGCAAAAAAGGCACAAAGAAAACCGTCTGGCGCTGCTGCCGATCCTTCAAAGCAATTTAAACCACAAGTAAAAACAACCACAGTAGCAAGTCCCGCAAAAAAACCTTCTGGTGCTGCTACCGACCCTTGGAAACAGTTTCCTAAAAAACCACAACAACAACCTGGAATGCCTAAAACAGGTCCATCCAGTACTGGAAGAACTCTTGCCCCTGCAGCAGGGCAAACGGCAAGAGGTGGTGCATTAGTAAAAACATCAAAAGGTGGTGCATTAGCAAAAAATCCACCAATTGAAGCAGTAAAAGTATCAGATGTTACTAAACCCAAAGATAAATTACCTTCAGGTACAAAAGGTGCTACATTAACAACTAGATCTTCTTCTACACCCACAAAAACTCCACCAATTGAGGCAGTAAATGTAAGAGATGTTACACCAAAAGCACCTAAACTTCCTGCTGGTGCCTCTTCTGCCGCTAAAGAAGCAGAAAAAGCGGCCGCTAAAACAGCAACAAAAACTGCAGGGAAAGGCATTCTCAAGGGACTTGGAAAAATTGCAGGCCCTGCTTCTGCTGCTCTTGATGTTGCTGATGAAAGATCAAAAGGTTCTGGTTGGTTGAGATCACTCGCTAAAGGCGCTACAGTTGCCGCTGGAGGTGCTTTGGGTGGTGCGGCCGGAAGTGTTGCTGGCCCAGTCGGAACGGTTGGTGGTGCAGTAGGTGGATCTATGGCAGCATCTAAGGCATTTGATACTGTTGCTGGAAAGAATGCAAAAGAAAGAGCAGCAGATAGAATGGCGAATCGCCAAAGACAAGCAGGTAGTTCAATCAAGGGTATTGGTGGACCTACCAGTTTTGATACCAAGAAAAATACAATGACAACTGGTTCTGGAGCACAGAGAAAAACAGTTCAACTTGCTAAAACTGGTGTAGTTCAAAGGGGTGGAAAATCTGTTGCAGGTGATCTTGCATTCAAGACAGATTCGAAAGGTCAAAAACAAGCAGTCTATAAAGCACCACCTGCTCCTGGAACTGGATCTAAAAATCCACTTGAAAATGTTGGAAGAGCATTATTTGCTGGTGCATACAAGAAATCTGATGCTGCGAATGCTGCTAAGAAACTTGCTACCGCAAGACAATCAGATGCTGCTCGTAATAAGGCACTTGGAGTAAAGGCACTTCCTGGCAAATAGTATCATAATAAAAATATTTTGTGGGAGAGGTCTTGACACTCTCCCTTTTTTTATGTAGAATACTGTGAGAAAACTATGACCTATGGACAAAGAAAAACTTAAACTTATTGTTCGGAATATGGAACTTCTTGTAGATTCTCTGAAAACAGAAATCTATTCTGATGTTCATAAACATAAGTTTGACAATATCGGAACAATACAATTAGATTACGATGAAATCTTTGAGGAACAATATGACTAGTAGAGCAAAAAAACTGATTAAACTTTTAGAACGATTGATCAAACAAGATCATTTATATTCTAATGAGCAACTTAAAGAGATGAAATTGCAATTGAAAGTTGCCAAAGAAGAAATGGTAAAAATTGAAACACAATACTCAAAAGGATTTGGTAAAAAATGAAACCAATTAAAGCAAAAGATCTTTTAGAACTTGATCGTCATATGCAAGTTGTGATGTTGAGGCAAACACAACTTC